ACACCAGAACCAGCAATGAGGCACACGATGCCTTGCCGATAGCCCTTGAGCATTTTCTGGAGCTCAGGGTAGGGGTACTGCATCGGGCTTTCTGGGTCAGGAATTGCCACCGTCTCACGTAGGTCAGATAGGCTGACGATGCCATCAGGTCTAAAATCAGCAGCTTCATAGATGGCAGTGATGATTGCGTTGTTCTCGTTGTTCACCAGACACTCGTTGGCATCTTTGCGTGGCAACACGGCTATCTTTACTTTGCCGACTGGCAGCACCTCAGCACAAGCCTGTGCAGCGTTTTGGCCGCTTTCATCTTGGTCAAACATCAGGCATATTTCTTCAAAGCCCGACAGGTAATCTATATGTTTAAGTAGGTGCTTCTTTGCACTCTGTGCGCCATGGGGCACGCCCACTACTGCAAATTTTAGGTTCTGCGTTTGGGCAACTGACAGGGTGTCAATTTCTCCCTCGCATACAACAATCTTCTTCCCATTGCTAAAAAGATGCATACCGAACAGGCCCATTGCATCCTTGTCGCCAACAACTGAAAACTTCTTGTCTGCTGTTCTAATCTTTTGGGCTACGGCGCGGCCCTGTTGGTCACGATATGTAGCAACTTGAACTGTCTCACCAGTAATCGGGTGGACTGCTACCATGTATCCATATTTGCGACACGCTCTTTCTGTAATCTTCCTAGACCGAAGATCTTGGTACTCACCTTCTAGCAGTGGTATCTTGGGCTTACTGTTAGATGCGCTGGGCTGTCGTGGGGCCTCACCGTCACCGAAGGTATGAGTTTGGCAACTAAAGCACCAAGTCGTGCCGTCTGTGTATTCTGCTTTTGCATCGCTACTGCCACACGCGCTGCATGGGCCGTGCGCTACAAACGCGGCCTCACCGTTGTCTATAATTTCCATTTGTTATTCCTTTGGATCGACACAATGTGAAAAGGGCCACCTTTCGGCAGCCCTTTGTTTCACTTAGTCGAATGCGATAAGCACTCATCTAGCCAATCTTGTGGCATATGTTTGTGTGCGTATCGAAAGCCATTCTTCTCGCAATAGTCTGCGTAAGTGGTCTTTGACCCCTTATAAAGTTTGGCCCGTGCATTCGAGAACAGAAACCTAATGTCGATGTTAGGATGCTGCTTCTTTATGAGTATATGTTTAGCACGATCTTGAACTGCCCAGATGCCTTTGGTCTCTAAGTACCAGAAACCATTAGCTTTTTGCAGCTTAAAATCTGGAGTGTACCTGGACTGTCGCTCTGGAATTTGATAGTAAACCTTGTCTGTTTCGTAGAGCACATCAATTCCTTGCTCTTCCAGAACTTTACTTATCGTCTCTTCCAGACCGCTCCTGTACCCCGCCGCAATTCCTCTAAATCGTTGCTTTTTAGAAATCATACGCTTCAGCGAGTGGTGCAGGACTTTCTGACCCAGATGCTTCTTTCTGGCCAGCAACGTAACCACCCCCATCGAGAGCACCAAAGCCAGACGTATCAGACGTACTTGCGACAATGCTAGCAATTTGGATTGTGCTCACCATGAGGGCAACGCCTTTTTTACCGCTGACCTCGTAGATGTTCATGGTACCGCCAGCACGGATCTCTGAGCCAGCGCCAATCTTTGGTAGTTTGTTTTCGTCCATCACAGCGCCTGTGCTATCAATGAACGTCGGCTGGTACTTAGATTGCACTTTGATACAGACTTCACCAGTCTCTTCGTCTTTAAAAATTGGCAGCTTGCACGGTGACTTACCGTGTATGGCTTCGGCCTGCGATTTGATCTCTTTTACTAGAGGCGCTGCATCTTCAGCGGACAGGACGATCTCAACTTTAAACTTTGGTGACACACTGTCAAAAGCAATGTCAGGAGTGTTTAAATGTGGATACTTTGCGCGTCCGAGTGGTGTGTTAAATCTTGGTTTAGCCATTGTTTACTTCCGTTCATTTGTAAAAAAAGGCCCACCAAATGAATGGCAGGCCTAAGTTGGGAGAGTGAAAAAGGGCGCTTAAGCTTTTGGGAGGTAAAGCCCAAAACGTCCTTCAATAGGGTACCTGATCAATTAGCTAAAACAGTATTCAGAAAGCTTGACTTGCTGGATGTCCAAGGTGCCTTTCTTTGGCATGGCAGGTAATACCGCGTCAGGATCAGACAGTTGCTGGCGTACCTCATCCTCGAACTTTTGAAGGATACAGTCGCCGTCGAACATACTTACAAAAGTCTCCCTGACACCATCAAACAAGTCCCAAGTGTCCCCAGACATACTGAAACTGTCGTGGATCATAAAAAAGTCTTCGGCAAGACCGCTGTCGAGCATATGGCAGATTGTCAAATGCATATGACTACTGTCTCCTGATCCGTGTATAAAGTTTGGCGCGATGGCATTTGTAGACTTTTGCACATCAATGTTGCTAGTCTCCTGAGCCAATGAAACTTTATGCCGCGTCCTCTTTTGCAACGCACGATCAAACAGGAATATCCTGACAGCCCTGCGCTTCTTTCTGCGATACTCTTGCACCACAGGAAAGCCACTTGGTGTCGTCCATTTGATTGGCTTGTTCTCCTCGCTGATGACCTTGGCAACGCCTTGCAAGTATTCCATCGTTGCGCTGACATGGGGCAAGGTGCCCTTGATTGCATCGTAGCTTACCTGACCCATGAACCTCGCAGCCTCAAACTGTGCACGCTCAGTGTCGCCCAATGGATGGTCTGCAAGCTTGCCATAGGCTACTTTGCGTTGCAGCGGCTTCATCAGGTCTTCAACGTATTGACCAGCCATGCCTATCGCTTTTGATGAGTACGCATATGTCATCGTTGCTCTTTTCAAAACTGAGCGATTGATGCCAAAGTCCAGCCAAGCCTTAGCCAACTGAAACTTAGTGCGCGACTGATCCCACTTTGGATTAAATGGTTTGCTGTCATCCTCCATAGACTTAAGGTCTTCAATAACACGATCAGCGTTCAAGTTATAAATGTCAGCCATAGAGTTCGTAGGCACAAGATTGACCAAAGAGCCTTCAGTCTTTGACAGGTTGATACCACTGTACATTTGCACGCCAGAATTGGTGCCATCTAGGCTGATTGGTAGGTAGCCCACGAAGTCCTCGCCTTCAGCAATAAGTCGGGCATATTCAAAGATGGCAGCCAAGAACGCAAACGGCTTGTCCGCTTGAGACCAATGATCAAACGTGGCTTGATAGTCAGCCGCAATGTCTAACAGCATCGCATGGTTTGTGTCAGTCCACGCTGCCCTTTCATCTAGCGGCTGTTTGCTGATCTTTTCAAAGTCGCCACAGTTTGCCAAGTGAACCTTTAGCCAATAAGCATTATTACCGTCCACTTTGTAACCACGCTGATATGTGAACAGGCTCTTGATGTGGTCGTCTCTGTGGTAGTTGAATGCTGGCACAAAGTACAAGCGGCCCCGAAAGTCTAGGTTTACTGGCAAGTAGAACTGATCGTGCTCTGCCAGTTCCTTTGCAGTCTTCAAGTCTTGCCGCATTACAGCCGCCGCACCCTTGACCTGTCGCTCAAGAGCAAAGTGCTTGCGAATGTCAGCCTTAATTGCTGCTTTTAGGACTGGGGCCAAGCTCTCGTGATCCTCTGGCAGCCGTGGCCGTGGTGGCAGTGAAGACGTAGGAAACTTACCTAAGCTCATCTGCGCCTGCCAGCACCACTCGACTACCTCCAGCATCGGCCTGTTGATGCTTAAGGGGGTAGCTTGAAGCGCATTAGCAGCCCTAGCGTGGACAGGTATGCCTTGGGAAAACTGGTGCTCTATGTGCCTCTTCTGCGCTGCTGTGGCTTGCCTGACGTAGCTTACCCGTGAAGACAGAAACGCATCTTCGTAGCAGCCAGTATCAAAAGCGGTCCAAGGGACAGGCTCAGTCAACATGGGCTTGTAGATTGGGGCCAGCCACGACAAGTGCTCTTCTGATTTGCTCATAGTTTCTTCAGCCTCAGAGGTGAACTGGATGCGTGCAACAGTGTTCTCCTTGCCCTCCACTTCGGTTATCTTTTCGAACACGTCACAGTATTGCAAGACCGCGCTAAGAACTGGCGCTGCATAAAGAGTGCGCCTGACCTTCATGGCCGACTTACTTTGTACATCTGTGAACACACCAAACCGCAAAGACCGAAAGCCGTTCTTCATGACTATGTTGCGAAGGCTCTTTATTCTCACGTCGCGGCTACTGTGTGCCTCTTCAACTTGCTTTATGATCCTTTTGTTTGTCTTTGCGTCATCTTCAAGAAGCTCAACTAAAAGTAGCTCTTGCTCAATCATCTCGCCTATCTTTTGTGTCAAATTGGAGAGGCTCCAGTTTTTTAACACACAATTGAAGCAACAGATTAGACCAATGTAGCTAAGGGTCTCTGGGCTTACAGAGTTCAAAGGATCAACCCACATAGGCCTAGTTCCAGAGGCAGTCTGAGCGTTCTTAAGCTGGACTTTCAGCCCCTCAGTCACGTCTGCGCTTACGTTGATTAACTTATTAAAATGGGCTGGCCTGTCTTGTACACTCTTTGGGACTTTTGTACCTTTAGGAGTGACCTTTGCCTCGATGCTTTTTGCGAACTTCTGTCGTCCGTCTGTTTTCATTCGTCGTTCTTGTTCTTTGTTATTCTTGGGAGGCCCCATTGCTTGGTTGGGCCATGGCTGTGCTTGTAGAAATGTGGTGTCTGGAGGTCCGTGCTTTGGGTTGGGCCAGTCTGTGGCAGCACGCTGCGACTGTTTCTCAGCTTGCATAGCTGGATCATCAACGTAGGGCCAGATCCACTTCGGCACCTTTTTGGTGTTCTCCGTAGCTTCGTTGGAAGTATGGGGACTGCGTACTTTGTTTTCGTTGTCCATGTGTTCTTCTCCCGTTTGTTTTTGCTCTAGTGTTCTTCAATAGGGTACCCGATCAGTGCCAGCTTAGAGTTGCTCGACTAGGGCGTGTTGGTGTTCACTTTTGGTCTTAATATAGCGTGCAGTGGTCTTAAGACTTCTGTGGCCCATTGCGTTACCAATTGTGGAAATTGGTGCTTTAAGATCATTGGCCATATCAGTCGCAAAAGTGTGTCGTGTCGTGTGGAATACATATCGATCGTCGCCATCCAGAAGGTCTACGCGCATCTCTTCCCAAGCTCTGTAGAACCTGTGCGCGTCGTATTGTGCCTTCCTTGGGCAGTCGCCCAGCGCGGCCAGTGCGGCACGCGCTGTCGTGCTTATAGCTACACGTCGATCTGTGAGTGCTTTGGTCTTCGCCAAATACACTTCGTGGTGAGTGTTTCCGCTAACACTGATTCCTGAGGTTATAGTTTCGGGAGTAATAGTCAATATCTCTCCATGGCGCATTCCAGTCTTGCAGCCAATGATGATCCAATGACGCATCCACCACTCTGGGTGGCTGTCGTCAAAGTAGTCGCACATATCCAGCACTTGCTTCTTTGTGAAGTACAAAGGGCGGACCTCTGCGGCGGCTCTAGGCGTTGTGAACTCTGGTACCTCTGGTATGTCTTTAAGCCTCTTGGCGGCCCGAAAGACCTTAGTCAGCATTGCTCCATACCGAATGATCGTGGTATCTGATCGCCCCGTTGCATTCAGATGGTCAAAGAATTGGTGCACATCACGAACACCAATATCACTGATGTCCATCTGCCCGATGCCCTTAAATGAGTTAAACTTTGCAGCCTTGGCAACTGAGCGTTTGCGGTGGTCGTCTGCGTCCCACAATCTGCGCTTTTCTGCCTCTACGAATGTTTTGAAATTAAGTGTCATTGTGCTACCTCAGAGCTATGTGGACCCATGTAGTTGGTCAGTAAGCACCACTGGGGGTTTGGGTTCTCTACCATGTCCCACAGGCGGTGCACTTCGTACCCTGCCGCCCTTAGCAGCTTCTCGGCTACTAACGCAGTGAGGGCACTCTCGCCCGTCCAGTGCATCACATACCCAGCGTCAACCGTTGGCGTCGGTCCATCGGAAATTGTCTCAAATCGTCCTGACTGATCTGGGTGGTTGAAAAAGCTGCGCATACTTCCGTTTGTTAGTATCTCAAAGTCATCCATGGTGAATTCTAAAGTGTATGGCTTGCTCATTGTGCTTGCTCCTCTGTCAGGTGTGTTACAAAGTCCTGCGGGTAATCCTTTGTCCAATAACTTACAGATGGGACGCCTGCGGTGGCCTCACTGACCTCCAGATATATAGTGAAGCCATTGATCTCAACGTAGCAGCCAATGTCTGCGCTGAATTTAGGTACGCCATCCAGTAGCGCCATGATACTCGAAGCCTGCTCACGCCCATTCTCAGCGGTGGGCATATGCCGCATTGAAACAGACTTGCTTTCATCTGCCCTACTAACTGTGTAGCCGCCGCCATCTTGGTTGCGCCTTACGAACGCCACGGGTGTCGCATTGCCTGCTTCACATATCTTGTAGTTCCCGTGATCTCCGCCGAATATTTCATATAGCTTGTTCATGTGTTCATTCCTTTGTTTTCAGTTGTTATCGTTAGCCTACCCAGCGCCTGCACTTCGCGCCACCAGTAATCGTCGGCCTCTGGAGTTGCGGCCCATGACATACGTCGGAAGCAGTACGAAAGCTGCTCCGCTAACTGTGAGGCGCTCATAGAAAGAGTAGGAGCAGCGGCACAGTGAAGA